AGACTTTGAATCAAATGATCTAAAACAAGCCCCTTTTCAATCAGCGTGGCTGAAGTTAGAATATCCTCTTCTTTGGCAGTCATTTGTTTGATTTCAACATATTCTTTGCCATATAATGGATGTTCTGGTGGGTACAACACTCCCTTACTTGGCAATTCTACTATTTCCGTTGGAATCACATAGTTTAAACCGCCCACACTAGTTTGTGGAACCGGCGAGGGTTGGGGTGTCCCAATCCTTTCATCGTTCTGTCTCATATTTACCTCTTTTTTTTATTTATTTAAACAGCACTTTTTTCGTACTTAAAATTGTTGTAATTTACTGTTAACTTGATCATAGAAACCTCGTTAGAGGTATAGCTAAAATTCCCAAAATCAGCGGAAGCGATAACTGGTCTATTGATTGTCCAGACTCCCACTACGTTCTCGCCTAAAAAATTAGCGGCAGTTGAAGCCGAGTCGGCCAGACTACCCAAACTAAGGTCACCGCTTAATAAATCGCCTACAGCATCAGTTACGGCAGAAATAATTGCGCTGGCCTTTTTTTGTGATCTGCTTCTTTTATGCGGTGCAAGTTCTAAAATTTGCATATTTGGCATTCTTAGCTGGTCTCTCGTAAGCTCTAAAATTTGACGTGAACGCTCATTCGACTTTGAAGTATATCCTCCTGCGGTCAACATATCGAAAATAGTCTGCGATTTGTTTAATGTATTCAAAAAATTATCCGCAAGCTCTTGGTCATAAGCATCAATAATTGTTATATCAATTGAGTTCAGCTCATAGTCGTTTTTATAATGATTCTCAGTCATTATTGTACCATTTTTTAATATTTTTTTAACCTTTTGAGATGAAATACTTCGAAATGATGGTTTGGTCATACTTTGTATAAGAAAGGGTTGGACAAAATCGGTAATACCAATTGCCTGAAACGGACGTTTTGGTTCAATATATGTTTTTTTGTTAACTGATGACCAAAAATGAGACATTTTGAAGCCCCTACAGAATAGGCTTGACTAGGCCAGTCGCGGGATCGAAGTCACCTTGGTACTCTGCGTAATCATAGGATATGGTGAGCTTCAATTGAACTAGGTCTTCACTTGCATAGTTCAAAGCACCGAATTCGACGTTTTTGATCCACGCATTTGCAAGACTCCACTCTTCAATAATTCTTGGCGGAACAGATCGGGCTGTGTCAGGGTTGCCGCCTGCATCGATTTGTTGAATTCGGGGTTTCCCAAGCGAATTGACAGCACTTGCCTTAGAGAATGAGAATCTTGCATCTTGCTCGGTTTCTGGTTTTCGATATCCAGACGCCTGAATGATTCGAGATAAAATGCCAGACATGTCAGGATTAATCGGATCAATGAGGGTAACATTTACATCATTCCACGTTGTTCGACCCGGATATTTAAATGTATGAATCATAAAATTAACATCGGTCTGGGAAATAGTAAACGATGGCTTGTTTACGTCTCTAATCGCATAAGTTGTTGGAGCAGATGCAGCAGCGTCTCCGGTAACAGCCGGTAAATACAAGATCCATCTAAAAGATCGTTTAGGCTCAACTGCGGTATTATTCCAGAATGGCATTTTATAAGGTCTCCTTACTCTCTATTTTTAAATAGTTATTATAATTTTTAATCATCAAAAGCTGCCCCACTATCTGTGATAATAAAGTCAATTGCTATGAACTCAATTGCTCGCGCTGGTTTGACAAAGATCTTAGCGTAAAGAATGTTTCTGTCAACCAAGTCTGGCGTTGTAGTTGTTTCATCCAAAATAACCTTGTAATCTGTGAGACCTAATCCGGCCTTGACACCGCTCAAGAAAGTTTCTGCCTGTCCTCGGAACTTATTCCAAGTTACTTGAACATTCTGATCGAATAACAGAGTTGCTGCAATTCTTGAAATTTCACGTTTCAAGAAGATTGTCAACCTTCTAACATTAATTCGATCAAGTGCAGAAGGAGTTGCCTGAAGCGTTTTCTGACCAAAGATAACGATACCCTCTGCTGGGAAAGTTGCAATCGGGTTGATGTTGTTCTCATACAACTTGTCGCGGTCTTTTGAGGTCAAACGTTGGCGCACTCCTATAACTGGGATACCGGCTGCATTATTGGCTGATAATCCACCTCGGGTAAATCCTGCGGGAGCAAACCAAAGCTCTGAAACTGCCTCGGAATATGCCAAGGCTCCAATTGCTGCAACTGACGGGGGTGCCCATAATGTTGCACCGTTAACGTTGTCACGAATCTGAACCCAAGGATAGTAGGCAGCGCCGTAGCTTGAGTTAAGTTTTAAATTTTGTTGCATATTATCAACTGTGCTTTCAACACTTCCTAAGCGATCTTCTATGGATAAGACCCCCTCAGTGTCTGGAACAAAGCCACCCTGTGGGTCGATAATCGCAAGAGCATCGCCTCGGTTTTCTGCAGTTCGAACAAGTTTGCTGTTCAAGCTGTTGTTCGTGATACCGGGCATTGCAACCAAGTTGAACTCGGTTCTTTCCGGATCTCGCAGCGAGTCAATTGCGACATTAATCGAATTGTATGCATAGTTCGTTATTTCTGTTCCTCCATCATCCAAAAGAGTATTGCGGAAGGGTTCTCGCTCCATGATGTCTAGGGCATCGAAACCGCCGTGTAAACACGTTGTGAAGCGATCAAAACCAGCATCCAGTACGTTTTCATACGAAGCAGTTGCCGCGTTGATTGGTACATTCGTCAATCCTGCAGATGACGTGTGGTTGGTATATGCCGTTCTATTTGTGCGAGCAGTGGCATCATAAACCGCATTTACTGCATAGGCACCAGATACATCTGCTCCGCCTCCGGCATAAGACTCGGAAACATTTACGTTTCTGATGTTGTCAAGTGAAAATACCCAAGAATTCTCTGTAGTTGTATCATCTGCAACATGAGAGTCAAGGGTGTCTGGTTTCGCCCGAATAACATCAAGGGTTGTTTTATCAAATTCGTTAGAATTGAAAGTTGTATCAACGCCGAAGTAAGCATCGGTAGGATCGATAACAAACCCTTCAGAACTTGATACTCTTAGACGAAGTTCTGGGAAGATTACCTTCGTAGGTAGAGCCGTGGTAAAAGAGCTGGTGTGGATAACGTGCTGCTCCGGGCCGTCGTTTGGACGTGAGCCTGCATATGCAAGACCCTTAGACACAAACGTAGTAGCATTTCCCGCGTCATCGCCGTCATAGTCAAGAAGCGTTCCGCTTGGGGACACTTGGAATCCTTTGTACTGGGGAGGACCAAAGACACCGAATGGCAACAAGACCGGGTTTGTCACAGCATCAGCGACATCTGAAGCCATTTCAACTCTAATATAGTCAGAGTTATTGGCGTAATCGCCATATTCTTTATACCGTCTTGAATCATAATCCCACTTTTCATATTTGTCACCGATTCTTTTAGCGATGTAGTTATCAGAAGCAGGGTTCAAGTTACAATTATTAAATTGTTCAACGATGACAGGGGCCGCGTCGGTATCTTTAATTTCTCGAATGGCCACTGTAAATGTGCCGTAATCGTTTGTAGGATCACTTGATTTGCGAAGATCTTTGATTGAAATTTTAACTTTCTTTTGAACATCTTCACGAGTCAATCGACCTACGAGACGGAACAGTTTAGTCATGTTAGAGGGGGAATAACTTGCAAAGTTCGTCGAAAGGTCTTGAGAAATAAACCAACCAGTTTTAGCTAGGGCGCCTTTGTTGGTATTAATTTTAGTATAACTAAATTTAAAGTCTCCCCCTACTGCGGTTGTTTTATCCGGAGTGGTGAGTGGAGCAATGAAGCCATATACCTTATCTTTATCTATTGAGGTAAGGGTGTTCTTCACGTGTCCTTCAAAGGTTTCTCCCAAGAAATAACTTTCAGTATTCTCTACAATTGTTGAGTTTGTTAGTGTTGGGTTTGTGTTAAATCTTTTTCGTATATAACGTGGTGAATTAGGGTTAAAATCAAATGATGTTTCTTCAACAACAGTTGTACCATTATTCGTAATACGTGCTTTAAATGTTCTATTATCAGCGACTGGTCTTATGAATATGCCAGCGCTACATGTGGTATGGCCAGCCGCAATTATCCTGCTTCCTGACAACTCAATTGTTCCTTGGTCAAGATACCAAATTGCAGCAAGTGTACCAGTGGTTGGCGACCAAGTTCCGGAGACACCAACGGCAACTGGCGGCACTGTGTGATATTGCGTGGTGCCATCCGTACCAGTTAATGCCAGAAGCCTCGTAGTACCTACCGAACCTCCTTGGTTAAGACCAGAACCACTAACAGTGATTACGGCGTCGGGACCGGGAGCAGTAAATGTGATAACATTAGCTGCGCTTGTTGCCGAAAAACCATGTTTTTGGCCATCGATTGTGCCGCTGTTGACCGCTAGAACGATATTTGCAGCAATCTCGGTGTCGGTGATTCCAAGGTTCTGGCTATCAACAATAGAACCGGTTGCAAAGGCTGCAGAATGTGCGTAGCCAGCGGCGTCGGCTTTGGCTGTCCCCGCCCCCATTAGAGAAGCCGTGATAGTAGCTTTAGAGGAGCCGCTGAGAACTATAGAACCAGAGAAGGCGTTTTCACCCACGGCTGACGAATAAGCGCCGGAGGAGCCACTCATTAACACCGTCAAAGTCAAGGTTAAATCATCGTGTTCGGCAACAAAAAGACCGAATGCACCACCTTGAGAAGTGGCGGTTATGTTTGGTGTTGTATTGTCTGTTTTCCAACCTGCATAAGCTGTTTCGGCGGTTGCATCTTTGTGGGTTTCTCCAACAAGACGAACGACCGTGACCGGGGAATTATTTCTAAGATATGCTTGAGCAGCGTATGCCGCGTAAGTAGGAGCAGTGTAGTTGCCTTCACGAAAAACATCACCGCCTTTGCCGCCCGGAATTGGGTCGCCAAATACTTCAACAAATTGCTCGAATGAATCTACTTGAACTGGTTTTAAGGCTGGCCCTCTTTCGAATCTACCAATTAATGCGGGGCCAACATCTGCTGGAAGGGACGGTAATTGAGATCTATCAACTTCGTTGATAAAAATTCCCGGTGAAATAAACTTAAATTTGCGTGAAGACATGAAATAATTCTCCTTACAGGTTTTTTTTAAAATTACATGTTATGTCTTAATAAATAGTTTTGTTTTTGTCAAAGTGCTTTATCAATCGCGGTAAAAGCCACTGTTGGGGTCAAAGTCCTGCATATCTCCAAAAATAACACGCTCACGAGGTATTTTCACTCTTACTGCGTTCTCTCTTTTAATAATCTTTGGACGTATCTGATTGTTCCCCTCTCCCATCAAATAACCCAACACAGTGAAGTTAATTGTACTTGTGTAAATTCTTTCGTTTTCTGCAAACGAAGTAACATTGTTTTGCTGTGCGAATGTCCCATCAAAGAACCCTTCATACTTGTGACCCTTGTTACCGATCACAAAAGCTTTAGAATACCCACCAGTTGTTATAAAAGGTTCAATCATTTCATTAACTTGTTGGATATAGTTGCTTTTTAAAGTTACTGTGTAGCTTAAATTAACGAAAACTGGTCTTGGAACATAAAAGCTTACAACAACAATTTGTTTATTATTATCGCCCGGATAATATGGTTGTCCATTGGATGTTCGTCTGATATCATCAAGATCTTTTATGTTGTTTGCTGCTGCAAAATTATTAGTTTTATCCCGAACAATTTTCTTATTGACCTGAATATAACCACCGTGAATGGAATCTATAAAAAGTGGTGATGGACCGATAAACGAACCTTCTCTCAAGCCACTTGCGCTTTTTTGTGTGTTTGTTCTTTCGAGGCTGATCAGCGGAAAGCGTAGAGTTCCCTGTTCATCTCTAGTATCGAATGCCTTTGATTCTTTAACTAAAAACGCACGTTCGGCGCTCGCAAAAAGAACTGGTACTTTCTTAAATCCATCGTTGGATGTCGCAAATGCATTAATTTGCTCATCAAGAAATCGAAACATTGCAACATCTACATTTTCTAGTGTCGAAGGTTCAATCTCAATATCTTTTAAGATGTCATCGGCGTCTTCAATACCAGTGAAATTATCATCATTTGCCATTAAACAAACCCTCACGTGCTTTGATGCATTTTGCTTGAACTTCCATGAAATGTTCAACTTGGCCAAAGATAGGAGAAATCTCACTCACAGTCAATATCTCATAAAATTGGTCGTCATAAAGAACAAAGTCGCCTTCTCTCACAAAAAGGTCTTGATCTTCTACAAGTCTTCTGCGATGGAAGTTGATATTCAATTGTGCTCTTCGATCAACTCCAAAATTAGTAATCTCAGTCGTATAACCGCCCCATTCCACCAAAGCATAAACGCGAATGGGGTTTAAAAAAGTTTTTTTAATTGCTTCGCCATAGACTGCATGGTAATCGGTGTGAACAACGCTTATTGGGTAATAAGCGATGGCTTGGCCGACCACTCTTTCAATTACCTCATCGTTAACCTGCTTTACAAGGTCACGTTCCTTTTCTCCTAAGAATAAAGGAGGGGGTGGCTGAGTTGGCTGTGTCCATTTGTTTTTTTTGTCTGACATCTCTCATGTTACCCCGTGTAGATTAAATTTGGAATTTTAGTTTGAAGCTTATTAAGCGATTCTGCCATTTCAGCATCAGTGGCAGCGACCTTAGCATATGTAAGCTCATCAAATATTGTTTTTAGTTCTTCTCTAAGCTTGTCTTGCTCTGTGGTTGCCTGTGCAATCAACGCTGGGCCATTTAGCGTAACAGATTGATTCGGGATTGGAACCGTGGCGAACTTAGACCTGATGTTCCCTAACATCTCCTTACAAAGAGCAAGCGTAAATCTTCGAATCCACTGCTTTCCTATAGAATTAATTTTTTGATAAGGAATGTTTTCAAAAGGCAACGTGTTTATGTTATTAACCCCGTCAACACCTGTCTTGGTGCTTGAATCTTCGGCCCAAGGAGTAACAGAGTCAAGAAAAAACTGAACCCAAAATGTTCTAGGCCCAACTGCGGTCATTCTTGGGAAAATTCTTATCTTATTGTCCTTAATTTCGTATGAATAATGGCTGTTTCTAGTATAAATGGCATCTTCGAACGCCATAGCCTGTGCCTTGTTTTCCCAGACCGGAACAAGCTGAAATGTGGCATCGTCTGTAAACTGGCCATAGCTGGAGAGGTTACCTACAACATTTAAACCACCATAATATCCATAAAATCTCCACATTGCCTGTGGTGTCTTATAATAAACTTTGGTGACATTGACCCTATTGTCCCCTACTTTTCCATAATAAGGCAAGCTGGAGGTTGTTGCAGCAGAAGAAGAAATAATATTTTGTAAATCATAATCCTGAACACCCTCCGAGACATCAAAACTAGCTGAATATATTGGATTAGTTCCTCCGTACCCCGCTTCTGTTGAAAAAGCGTGTCCAATCCTGCGTGCGTGAGTAAAAGTGTATTTTGGGAACTTTAAACTAATATTTGAACCAGAAAGATCATCACCACTTTGTAATTGACCCTCTTCGTTGAAGGAGCCTGTAGTTGCACCCAATAAGTCTTTTAAACTATTTTTTGCTTGATGAATATTGAGTAAATACGAATATTCCAAACATGCCTCTTGATAGGCAGAAAAGACCTGTTCTTGGGTCAATTCAATATCAAGTACATCTCCACCTAATTTTTTATATGTATAGGCAACTTGATCAGCCGCACCAGATAAGAAATAAATGTCATCCGTATAGACTGAAAAGGGCAGAGAGGCATCTTCAACGTCACTTGCTAGACTTGAAGATGGCAATGTCACAGCACTTGTTGCAGATACGGGTCTTAAAATTGGTAAAGCCATTCTCTTTGGTTCTCCTAGCTAAAGGTAATTAGTGTGAACCGAATAGAAAGTTTACTTAGTCTTGGTGGTTTTCTTCTTAGTTGTCTTTTTGACCTTTTTAAAGAAGCTGGGGGTTGTAGTTTGCTTTTTTGCAGGAGTTGGCTGGGTTGTTTCTGTGACTGCAACAGGGGGAGTTGTTATTTCTGTTTCTGTAACAACTTCCTCTGTCATCAGTTCAGTTTCTTCAGTTGCCTCGTTGATGTTTTTTAGCACCGGATGACCAGCATACTTAGCGCCATGTTTGCGCGTACTTGACTTTATTCTTCGTTTCTTGCCCATAGGGTGATCTCCTTTTATATAATTAGTAATTAAAAAACTAAAATCTCAAAAAATTGGGGGGCGCTGTTTTTAGCGGATCTTGTTTTTGAACATGAGCTTGTTTTTTGAAAAAACCCCCTCCGAAGAGGGGGATAAAATATATTAGTATTTTTTTAAATTACAATATTACGCAAGCGCTTTGTGGCCATACAACTTAAGTATGAACTGGCCAGTGAGATATTTATTGCCTTGGGCAAAGCCAGCGCCAGTAGTAAGATAAATGAATGACTCGTCTGCAACAGTATTAACTGCGTCGGATGTTTTCGTGGTCCCGAGAGCAAAGTTTCCTCCCGATGCGAGTACCACAACAGCGCTACCCGCTACAGAAGCAGCGTAAACACTAGCGGTAGTGCCCGCTTCCACATCAAAATCAATACAAGTGTCGGCATCACTAGTTGGTAGTTCTAAACAGCTTAATTCAGCCTTGTACATAATACCATTCTTGCTGTTGCTCCACTTTATCAAATGAGCAGGGGCTGTCTCCGCAACACCAGCCTCTTTGTTACCAACAATTTTATTGGCAGCACTACTTGCACTTAAGTTTGTTAAATCAAATGCAATAGTCGTGATAATTTCGCCATTGACAGTGGTAACTTTTGTCGTTGGTTCGAATGTGCTCCCTGAATGAAAGCCGGTGCCAAAAGTTGCGTCTGAGACACTTCCGATGCCATCCTGACTAACCCAAGTTGAACCAGTCATCAATAATTCTCTTTTTAATCCTTGTAATAGTGCTTGCGTTCTCGCAAGACCTACTCGTTTTGAACCCATAATTTAAACCCTCCCTTGGCTTCTCGCCATTTATAATCATGTTAAAAACACAGGTGAGTCCCGAAAGACTCAGAGGTAAATAGAATCAAAAATAAGTTGCATCACATCGTTTTTATATTTAAAAAAAGAAAAGCCTTGACCCAATTAAGAGCCAAGGCTAATCCAAGATTAATTACAATCTGTTAGCTAATTTTAGCTAGTAGCACCTGATTCGCCAAGTAATCCGCGACAGACAACAAGACCGTACATATCCGGTCGAACCATCTTCTTGGCATAGCGAGTCATGACACCCTTACGTGGCACGAAGTCTTCCACACCAAAGATGGTGGGAGTAACTTGCAGCGGCACATAAGGAGAGTATACATAGCCACTCTCAAGGAAGCTTCCGCCCTTACGACCTACGAGAACAAGGTTTCGTGGGAAGTAAGGATCAACATACACGTCATAACGCTTACTCAAAGAGCCAACCTGTTGAGTACCGGCAGTTCCCTTTGTATCGTCATTTGTGACGTTAGCGCGGAATCCACTTGTGAACTCAAGAATATTAGCAACCTCTGGAGAGGTTACAATAAAGTTGGCACCACCGCGAAGAGTCTTACGATGAATCTGCGCCGAGACATCATTAATAGTCTCGCCAAGAGTCTCGTACCACTCAGAAACGGTACCGGTGAAGTCAGGAGCAGCAGAACTAGCACCTAATTCATTTCCGTTCTTCTTGTCAACAAACAAGCCGGGTGAGCGCGACCAGTAATAAACTGCGCCGGAAGCACCTTTCACGAGGTCGGTAAGAATCTCACGATCAATTTCAAGAGCGATCTGCTCAGAAAGAATCGATGTAAGTTCAACCTCTGCATCCAAGTTGTGGTATGCATTGAGGTCTTGACCAAGTTCTGGTGTCCACTTAGCTTTCAGCTTTTTCGTGATCGCTGTGACAGACACGGAATCAACTTTCAAGTTAATTTCGGGAATTTCGGATGTGTTTTCCAAACCCCAGTTTTCTTGACCAACGACTGCGCCAATAGTGTTTCCAGCAGAAGCTGCCGGAGTACCACTAAAGTTGTCAACAAGCGGGAATCTAATAGTTTTAGCATTTGGAACAGCAACAATCTCGCCAAGCAGGACGGCAGACGTTGAGTCGCTTGTAAGCACAACCAAAATTTCTCCACTAGCGGGGGTCGGGGGACCGCCTGCTGACGAAGAGTTGAAGCGAGTCAAACGACGCACATGGTTCGCTGTACCTGAAGACGGTACAAAACTGATAGCAGTAAGGTCATTTTCGTTGAACTTAGTACTATTACTTGAACCGGTCAACAAGGCAGTTTTAACAGTCGCAATTGCAAAATTAGTTGTACCAGAAACAAAATCTGGATCATATTGCAAGATCTTATAAACTGTATCGACCTGTGCCTGAGTCATACCGCTGGCAGCAGCATTGATACCTGCATCGAATGTACCCTCTGTTCCGGCGCCAAATGAACCAGAATAGAGAATTGTACCATGCGTGGCTGCCAGCGCACCTGACGGAGACGAGAAACCGTTGGTCAAGCCATAAAATTGACCAGCATTGGTTCCCTCTTCACCTGTCAAATCAACACCACCAGTTAACTGCTGGCCGACTACGTTACCACCGTAAAGTGATTTGTTAGCACCGGGTCCGAGACCTTCACGATCAAACGTGAAGTCAAGGAAAAAGATGAGACCACTAGGTAGACTCATTGGTTGAACACTAACAAGCTCGTTAGCGATCAAAGAACCGAACACACGACGGACGATTGGAAACGCAACAGCTGCGAAACCTTCGACATCAGCACCGGCCATAGATGAGGCAGACTCTCGAAGAAGCTCTTTAGCTTGGTTTTCGAGTAATCTTGCCATGTTATTTTTACCGTTATCGCCTTGAATACCTTCAAGAAGACCTGTTTTCTCCCATTTATTGAGGAGAGCAGCACCTTCCTTACTCATATCGCGCGAAACAATACCTTCAGTAAGTTTTTGTAAAATGGACATTTTTTAACTCCTCCTTATTAAATTGTTAATAAATTATTTAAGTCCAGCGAGAATTTTCATTCTCTCAGCAAAAGGACTATTGTCCTTTCGTTTTTCCTCTTTACGAGGAATAAATGCCGAAGAACTTCGAGTGACCACTTCGTTCAGTGATTCTGGCGCTTTTCTAGATTTAGATTTCACGCTCCCCACTGTACTTTGAAGAGTTTCAAAAATGATTTTTGCTTCTTCAACAGAATTTGTATTTTGAATAGCCTCGACAATTTTATCTTTTTGCCGCTCATTCAGGGAGATACTATCTAAAACACGATTTTGATATAGTAATTTTGCGTTTAACAAATTACTTTCATTAAGCTTATTTTTAAGCTTATTAATGACTGTGCCATATTTACTAAGTTTATTTTCCAGCAACTGGACTTTGTTGCCTAGCTTCTTTTGCTCTCGCAGAAGAGAGTTGTTTTTATGTGTAACCTCTTTGGCTTCCTCAAGTTGGGTGTATTTTTTGACCTTGCGGGTATTGGTACAAGTGCCATCGGTGTTATCATCCCTGTCCGTGTACTTTCCGGGCTTCCACGTGCCTTTGCATTTTTTCTTTGCCTTGGCTTGTCTCTGCTCCCACCGGTCCTTCGAGTCTTTTTCGACATTTGCCTCCTCTGCAGGCGGTGCCTCCCTCTCCTTCTTCGGTGGCTTTTTTTCTTCAAACAAGTCATCCTGCTCTTCTTCCAGTTCAATTTCCTCTTCGAAAACATCCAAGTCTTCATCGAGATGATCTTCTTCTAGGTTAATGGAATCGTAATTATCTTCTTCTAATTCATAGTCCTCTTCGAGTTCAACTTCTTCAAGGGCTGTGTCGTAGAGGTCTTCTTCGAGTTCAACTTCTTCATCAACCACATCATAATCTTCATCAAACAAATCCTCGGCAAGCTCAATTTCTTCATCAAACAAATCTTCATCTAGAGTATCC